GTATGTCATCTGTCTTAATTTACTTTCCTGAAATAGACTCTACAGCAGTATATAACCCACAACTATTTAGCCCACGTTCAACACTATGACATTTATAACTGAAAACAATATAGCGAACTTGTATGATACACTTATACAATTTCCTGTGTTTGACGAATATAAACTCCCACCAGCAAGCAAAGTAGACTTCGTAGTAGTGCATGACGATACTATCTGTGGACAGTATGAACCACCAGAAGCAGGCGAACCACATATCATCACTATATCAACTGCAAAGTGTGGACATTTAGATACTGTAATTAAGACTATTTGTCATGAAATTATCCACATGATATGCTATCTTGAGTCCCCTAAAACAGAGAAATACACAAGTCACAAAGGTTTATTCTTAAAACTACAAAAGAGAGTAGCTAATACACTTGGCTACGACCCTAAAGAACTATAAGGAGAATATCATAGACCCTATTACCATATTAGCAGCATTAGGACCATTAGCAGTAGATTTAGGTAAATCACTTATTAACAGGTTTGTAGCACCAGATCAATTCAAGCCTGCTACAATAGAACAATATGCTCAAATGAAACAGATTGACCTAGAGTTCTTTAAAGTTATGAATGAAGCTGGTGGTGGTAACCCATCATATATGTGGGTAGAAGCTATTGTAAGACTCATGCGACCAACCATTGGTTTATTAGTATTAGCAACATGGGCTACAATGCACCTACAATCTATCGCAACACCTGAAGTAGATAACTTTGCAAGTGCTGTAGGTTTCTATCTCTTTGGGGAACGTAGTTTATTCTACATTAAAAAGAAATGATTATATTACAATTCATGAATTTTATAGGGTTATCTTTTCTTAAATTAATTGTTGTTACTTTATTATTTATTGCTATGGGATTCTCTCTAGCATTTATGATGGCAATGGAATCATTAACATACGCATTGGAATATATCAACTCATATGTTGATTGAAGTCAAACGATTTGAGTTTAAAGATACACATACTATAGGTAAGATGTATATAGATGGTGTGTATGAATGTTATACATTAGAAGATGTTGTTAGAAATGGCACTAAAGTCATTGGCAAGACTGCTATCCCTACTGGTGAATATAAAATCATTATAGACGCATCTGTACGCTTTAAACAAGACATGCCACACATACTTAACGTTCCTAACTTTACAGGTGTTCGTATTCATGCAGGTAATACATCTGCACATACTGACGGCTGTATACTATTAGGCACAACATGGTCAGGTAAAGACTTTATTGGAAACTCTAGAGTAGCTTATAAAAAGTTCTTTGACAAACTAAAAAAAGCTAAAACAGCTACCATTAAAATATGCTAGATTATTTTATCTGCGATATACTTTGTGCAATAGATCATTTTAAGTATATATTACTGTTTTTATTAGGATATCTAGTATATAATAGTGTATCTAATTAATAGAGACTACTATGAAAATTTTAATGATTGATATAGAAGTATCACCTAATACAGCTCATGTATGGGGTATCTACGACCAAAACATTTCAATTAATCAGCTATTAGAATCATCTTATACGCTTTGCTATGCTGCTAAATGGTATGGTGAATCTAAAATCATGTTTGACTCAATTCAGAAGTCTGGCAAGAAAAAGATGTTAGAGTCAGTGCATAAGTTACTAGACGAAGCTGATGCCGTAGTGCATTATAATGGCTCTAGGTTTGATATACCTATCCTACAAAAAGAATTTTTATTGTCTGGTATGAACCCTCCAGCACCTGTTAAACAGATAGATTTATTGCAAGTAGCAAGAAGACAGTTTAGATTTGTTTCTAACAAACTAGACTATGTATCACAAGCTTTAGGATTAGGAAGCAAGACTGAACATGAAGGTCATACTTTATGGGTCAAGTGTATGAATAATGATCGTAAGGCATGGAAGACTATGGAAGAATACAATAAGAACGATGTTATTCTTCTAGAGAAAGTGTACGACAAGTTTAAAGCATGGATTAAATCACATCCAAATCATAATGCGTATTCCGCAAATACTTGTTGTCCAAATTGCGGTTCACGCAAATTAAATAAACGTGGCACTCAAGTTAGTTTGTCTAGAGTTTATCAACGCTTTCAATGTCAAGGATGTGGCTCATGGTCTCGTGCAGTAAAATCAGAAAAAGTAGCAAAAGAAGCTGTTATCAGCATATAGGAAATATTATGAATTTAGAAAAGTTATGTGAGCACATTGTAGGAAAGCAAATAGTAGAAGCAGAAGCTTACTACGGTGAAGACTTACTTATTCTGGTATTAGATGACGGAAGCCACATCGAGATTAGTGGTGATGGGCTATCCGTATATTCTGAAATTCCAGATCTAGACGATTAATCGTCAACCATCTCTAACCTCTGTAACTGTGCAGTAACTTCTGGAGGATTAATAGCCTCTTCATCACGCATTACCTCTACCAACTTGTTTTTATACCATTCAGATTTAGCTAAATCTTCTTCTGGTCTGCCCTTAAATGGATATCTTAAATCATATTTAAGTTTAGATCCTTTTAAATAACCAATAAACTCCTCTTTAGTCAAACGACTCGCTATAATATCTATCGCTTCCAGTCCCCCTACCAAATAATGCTTCGGATGATTTACGTTGTCCATCTATTACCTCCTTTGTTAAAGATTTTTTAATACGATACGCTTCATTACCAATTCTTGCTACCATACCTTTGCTTAATGTAGGCTTAAGTTTAAGTAAACCTTGTGCTGCTAATTCTTTTAATTTAATGCCATTCATCTTAAAATGCCTTCTAACATCAGTATTAGTTCTGCATTGTGGTGAGTCTATAAAGGCTTGTATTTCGTTTATTAACTCTTGATTATAAAGTCTTGGTGCTCCCATTATATTCCCACTAAAGATGATTTAATATATTTAAGTATTCCATAATTCCATCCTCGCATTGTACACTCTATTAGCGTATAGTCAAGTAATAATTCATCAATTCTACGTCTATTGTATGCAGAATGAAACTCTATTAAAAATATACTAGGAAAATGCACTAGATTTTCAAGTATCTCAATCTCTGCACCTTCTGTGTCAATCTTCATGATGTCGCATCTTGGCAAATGTTTAGCTGACATCACCTTTACCATTTCACCATCTGTTCTTTGTTCTTCACCTTGATATAAACTTGCTTCACCACAGTTATGAGTGCCATAATACATCATACGTTCACCATCATCTTTGCCTATGGCTATGTTTCTAACAGCTATATCAGTACCTTCTATGTTTTGCCTTAATAGCCTATAGTTTTCTTTTATAGGCTCATAACAATCTATTTTTGCATTATCAAAGTATTCATGTGCCCATACCGCAAAACCACCTACGTTAGCACCAATATCTATAATATATGGATTGCTAATTTTTCCAATAGCGTATTCACCTTGAAATATCTTACCTACATGGCTAATCATGTTATTGGGAATTATCATACAAGCCTACCACTATATTGATAAGTTCCTGTATGAACTAACTGTGTCCATGCTGCACCATGAACTTTAATGCCATTGTCACGAGCAAGCTTACAGAAATGATAGTCTTCAGATAATAAATGATTGTTTTCATCTATACTTGTTGCAAAGTATTCTGTGATCTTATCACCTAAATCAGAGTTATCATTAGTGTCATTCATGTTATGAGTATATGATGGACATTTATCTTTTAACTTCTCAAATACCTCACGCTTGACTAACATAAAGCCTGTGCCACCATGTTTAACTTCAAATGGTTTATCAGTAGGAACTAGATCAGTTTCATTAACTAGATTCACTACATACTCACCTGTAAAGTATTTCAGTTGATGCTCTGGAACTTTTTTGTCAATAGCAAATTTAACGCCAGCCCAATTTATTTCTTTCTTTGGATATACACCACAGATAATATCTACATCAGCATCTAGCATCTTAAAGAAGTGCTCTGGCTCAAAACTAATGTCTGCATCTATAAACATCATATGTGTTGCAT